TCAGAGCGGTTAGACAATCTGATTATCTCGGCGAAAAAGACGCAAACGCCATACTGACTAAATTCGGCAGGCAAGCGATTTTGACAGCAATACAAAACGCAGAAGTGCCGCCGATACGTGCGGTAAAACAATTGGCTGATGTTGAAGCTGTTGATATTTATAAATTACCGAAAATCAAAACAAATATTCCAGAAATCGATAAAATTATAGGCGGGCTGTACTTCGGGAATGTAACCTTACTAACCGGTAAACGCGGTGAAGGAAAATCAACGTTTATGTCGCAGTTGATTGTGGAAGCGATAGAACAAGGGTACCCATCATTCGTTTACAGCGGAGAACTGACAGATTATCATTTCAAACGCTGGATTGATTTGCAGGCAGCGGGTCCGAATAATGTCACAGAAGAAACTGATGAATATGGGGAAAAAATATATACACTCAGCGATAGGGTAATAGAAAAAATAAATGAATGGTACCGCGATATGGCGTTTATTTACGATAATAATTCTGTCGATGAAGAAGAACTTGAAACACTTTCGGAGACGATAGAAAAAGCGGTTAGGCAATATGGCATTAAACTTGTATGTGTAGATAATTTGATGACAGCTTTGGACGTTGGCATGAATGACGATATCTACCGCGCTCAATCGAAATTCGTAAAAGGGCTGAAACAGATAGCAGTGAAATATGATATAGCTGTAGTTTTAGTGGCACATCCAAGAAAAGGCCAAAAAGGCAAGGATGAATTTCAGAATGACGATATTGCCGGCAGTGGGGATATTTCGAACAGAGTTGATACAGTGTTATGTTACGCCCGAAACTATGACCAGGAAGCAGAGTATGATGGCATGCTGTCAGTTACCAAAAACCGATTAACCGGAAAACTCACGAAAAAAGATTTTCCGGTAGAGCTTTTCTATAGTTCGTCAACAAAAAGAATAACGAGCGTTTCGACTAACCGTAACAAAAAATATGGTTGGGAAAAAGACTATGACAAATTTGAATCAGAATACGACACAATTCCATTTTGAGGTGAGATATGAAGGATACAGAAATTAAGCGGTATTTAAAAAAGCCTGTGATATTCCGCAATACAGAGTACATATTCAACCGCTGCTACCTGGACAAAGATGAGAAAAAAGGATTTTACTACCTGGCTGAGCTGCTGGACAGATGTAAGCATTCTGTCATTGTATGCAGACTGGAAGAAATAGAAAGGATGAAATTAAATGGCTCGATTGATTGATATGGACGATGTTGTGCAATTGTTATACTTTTACTGTGATGAAGCGTGTTCGGCAATTGTTGAGGATATTGAAAATATCCCAACCGTTGATAATGTCCCCGTGGTACATGGAACGAAAATCACGAGGTTGAACGATGTGTTTTCCGAAAAAATAATAACAGTTTGCTCCGAGTGCAGTGGGCGTGTGGGAAAGCGTGATGTGTATTGCCGACACTGCGGCGCGAAAATGGATATGGACGATCCAGAAGATTGGGAGGCGAACAATGATACCTTTTCCAAATAAAAAATACAGCGTTATATACGCAGATCCGCCCTGGGCATACCAGCAAGGCGGCAGGGGTGCCGCCAAGCACCATTACGATACGATGAGCACCGAGGCATTATGCAAAATGCCCGTGCGTGATATATGCACCGATGATGCTGTACTTTTTATGTGGGCTACATTTCCGAATTTGCCGGAGGCATTAAAGGTAATGGCGGCCTGGGGCTTTACATACAAAACCGCAGCCTTTGTGTGGGTGAAACAAAATAAAAAAGCACCCACATTGTTTATGGGTGGTGGCTCATACACCAGAGCAAATGCAGAGGTTTGCCTGCTCGGTGCAAGTAAAAACACCAAAGCAAAAAGGTTTGTAGTATCGCACAGCGTGCGGCAAATTATTGTTGCACCTGTCCGGCACCATTCTCAAAAACCCGCAGAGACACGGAGCCGCATCCGTGAACTGACGGGGGGGGATCACTCTTACATAGAGCTTTTTGCACGGCAAACAGTAGATGGCTGGGACGTTTGGGGAAATGAGGTGAATATATGCACTGCCAATGCGGAACGGAGCTAAACAGAATCAGCGCGAATGACTATATCTGCCCTGTATGCGGAAACAGGTACAGGGCGGGGTTGAATGGGATAGTAGAAAGGAAGGATAGAGAATGAAAAGCAAAGTTATTGGGATAAAAAACAAAAAAGGCGGCTGGGACATAAAAATTAAAGCGGAAAGTAATTTCGAGGTGTTGTCATTTTACATCGTTGGTTTTACGTCCTTTCTGGATCAGCTTGATTCGGATGAAAGGAAAAACGCGAAAGATGCGATGGTAAAGTTTGTGAACGATGAGGAGGTAGAAGAATGAAAAATTATGAAGTTTTGGCCGAAGAACTTACGGATTATATGTATCTTGAAGATTTTCGAAAAGAGTATGTGGCAGAGTACATATCGTGTCCGTCGGCCGATGAATGTAAATATGACGGAGAAGATAATAGCTGTTGCATTGAATGTAAAATGAAATGGCTTGAAAGCGAGTGGGAGCAAGAATGAATACAGAATTAAAACCGTGTCCGTTTTGTGGGAGTTCA